GTACCACTAAATTCTCTATCTGGATCAAGCTCCATGCGAGTAGCTTGCTGTCCAACATTTTGACCTGCACCTATAATTGCTTCAATAGTACCGGCTTTGAGTCCACTTGATATTGCTCTACGTACAAGAGCTTTCATTGCTGTTTGTCCAGCTACACTAGCAACTTTAGCACTACCACCAGTAAATAAACCTGCTATGGTAGAAGGAGCAGTTAAAATGCCCTCACCGTAGTCTAGCACTTTTTTACGAAAATCTTCTGTAGACATTTCCATTTTGTCGTAGACACTGAATAAACGAGACATAGTCTCTTTGTCAGTATCATCAGCTTTTTGCGCGTACATCAAATCAGAATATGTATCTAATTCATTAACGTCATGCCTTCGCATACGCTCCATGAATTCGTCGTATATCTGATCGGCATCAACTAAATCTAACTCGCCTTCCGTTCTTTTAAATAAATACTCTGACGCATCGTCAAGAAAATCTTCATTATTAATTAAATTTTCTCGATCAATGTCTTCTGCTAGTAAATAGTTATAGCTTTTCATATTAAGGAATCAGCCTTTTAGCTTCTTTATCTGCATCTGCGGGTGACATTCCGTAAACAGATACAAGCACTCCTTTGACTACGCTTCTACGTGTACGAGTGTGTCCCCCCATATTGTTTATCTCAGCTTTTATAGTGGGATGATTTGCTGGGTTAGGAGCAGGAGCAGGGGCTGGTGCTGGTGCTGGTGCTGGTGCTGGTGCTGGTGCTGGTGCTGGTGCTGGTGCTGGTTGTATTTTTGTTTTTGTTTTTGTTTTGGGAGCGTTACGATAGAATGGGTCCTTTGTAGCATCATAAGTACCAGAAGCAAAATTGATAGCACCGGGAACTAAATCTAAGTAATTGATTGCTTTGTCTCGCTCCTTGAATCCCGCAACAAAATTTTTAACGTATTCTGATGCGTCTTTAAGAACACGCATGTCACTTTCTGTGACTTCTCCGCTCAGCCTATTTTTAAGTGCTCCTTCGCTGTCTACATAATACTCTGCAGACAAACCTGCCGCTTGAGAAAGTGCATTAGCTACCTGTGAAGTCATGCTCGATACATCTGTGCGAGATGGTTCACTAAAATCGAAATCTGATTCATCTTTAACTGCTGAAATATCAATCTCTGCCATTGGCGCTGTTATGTTTTGTTTTTTATCTCCACGGAGATAAGCACTTTCAATACTTTTTCTCCGCGAATCATCGTAGTCAATCTCGCGGCCAAACACACTAGTTCTAAATTCTTTCGGTCCTATGTAGGTAGGTGCCGATACATCAATTGGCGCACCACTATTAATCCAATCAATTGGATCTATTATACCTTCAAATGAATCAGATACACGCACAAGATCTGCAACTGAATCATAGCCTTTTTTATCTGCTACGTCTCCAGCCGTCTGAATAAATAATTTTGTAAAAGCTTTGCCCCTGTCTAGTACGGCAGTTACTTTGTTAGGATCTTTGAGCAAAGGAGTAAGTATATTTGCAAGCTCAGTATACTCTTTAGTATCTTTATCCACTTCTTCTTTGTATGCCTTAGCTTCAGCACGAAAATCTTCTAACGCCTCTTTTAAAAGCTCTTGACCAATCCTCGCTGATTCTTTTTCACTTTCAGTGGCTGTAGTTGCAAAGCCAGCGGCAAATGCTCCTAAGTCAAATTTCATTGTGCTATACTCCTGCGAGCCATTAAACCTTTAAGTTCTTCTTTTTGTGACGTATCTTCGTCTTGCTTTTCTTCATCAATTGACGCTTCATCTTTAGCTTCTTCAGATTGATTAATCTTTTTCATTGCACGATTAACAAGCTCAGTACGTTCCTCTGGCGTTTCCCTATCTTCATCGCCAATTACATAATCAATATCGGCCATTTCAGCAAACGTAATCATAGTTTCAACGAGGATGGGGGATACTAAAATACCTACATCCAATGAGTGTTTACCTTCCATGGTATTTGCTGTAATCAGTAAATCAGCAATGGATGTAAGAGGCACTCCGTTCTCAATCTGTTGTAACATCATCTTAGTTGCTTTTTTATCTTTAAATATGGGAGCGTATAGTGCCATTGCTTCATCAACACTGCTTGTCTCAGCGGGCCTACGCCATGGGCGCGACTTAGGTTCGGCAGTCAGGGACTCTCCGGGGATTGGAGCATTTAAAAAATCTTCAGTTGATGTTTTCATTACTAGTTCCTGTATGCACGAATATTCTCAATATACTTTGCAACTTTTTCTAATTCAGAAAAATTGTCACTGGCTAACTGCTTATTATTCTGCGGCATAGACCGTCTAGCTAAAAGACCACTGCTGGGTTGCTTAGTAGTATTGTTTGCTTGTGAATCTGTTCTACGACGAGAATACTCTAAAAAATTTTTATATGCGTTGGTAATTCTTTTAGACATGTCTTCATACCTATTACATAAATCTAGTCAGAAAGCCTTTACTGCCGCCTACACCAAACAGTGCAGTAGCCGCGAAAGACCCTAGTGCGGAACTAGTGCTTGCATCTGCCGCCGCATCTGCCGCGCTTAGCTCAGCGTCTGCAAGAATGCGTTGTTGTGCAAGCTTATTAATGCGATCTAGCTCGCTCTGTCCACCCTTCCACGCATACTCCATTTCGTCTTCATATGTTTGCCATAGATTAGCGTATGCTTGTTCACTAATACCCAGCACAGCTTGCGCATTAAAGGCGTTAGCCTCATTAATAGCGGCAGTATTTATCGTTGCAATTTCTCTACGCCACTGGGCATTTGATTGCGCGATTGCTAGTTGATTCTGCGCATTAAACTGATCACGTTGATTCTGTAACTCTGAGTTAAACTTACGAACCGCAGTTGTTTGCTCTAAGTTAAATTGCTCCATTGCATTAGACTGTGTTGCGTTAAATTGAGATACTTGTGTTGATAAATTAGTAAAGAATTGATCAACTTGATTCTGTGATGATGCATTAAATTGACGAGCGGCATTTGCCGCCGACTGATCGGATAATAATGCTTGTACACGAGACTGTGCATCAAACATAATAGTTTGCTGATTGTTAGATAAATTAGCCATGTCCATTTGCAAGAAAGACTGAGCATTTTGTACAGCCGCTTGTTGACGATTATTTAGGTTAGTAGTTTCTAACTGTGCAATCTGAGCAATGTTAGCCATCTGTACAGCCTGCCTATTAGACAAATTATTCAGATCGACTGTCTGTGCCAGTTGTGCATTCTCAAGAGCAATCTGCTGTTCTGCACTAAAGTTAATATTTGCAATATCCGCAACACGAGCCGCATTAGTAACACGCGCTTGAAACTCTTGATCAAACTCTTGTCCAATGAACTGAGCACGTTGTTGAGCAGATAAAATAGCACGTTGCTGTCTGTTAGATAGGTTCTGCGCTTCAAACTGAGCTTGCGTCTGAGCGTCTGCTTGAGCAATTGGTAGTGCAGACTCCATAGCCGCTTGAATAATAGCCTGACCCGCAAGAGAAGACGCACCTAATCCACGTTGGGCCATAATAGCTGTTGCATTGCGGATAGCTCCAGCCGCCCATGTAGGTGTTTCACCATCTTCAAACTGAGCCATCAAGTTTGCTAACTGGCCCTGTACAGTAGCCTGTTCTGTGGGCTGAGCTTGTGCCGCCTCTACTTGTTCAGCAAACTGTGCCGCTACCATTGCATCCGCAGGTGCTTGCACTAATTCTTTAGCAGATAATGTGCGAGCATCTGGTGCCTGAACACGTACTGCCTGATCTATTTGTGCCGCTTGCTGTTCCGCAACATCTGTCGATGTGGGCACTTGGGTCTGCGCTACTGCAGGTGCAGATACAGATCCAATAGCAGGGGCAGTCGAAGGCACCTGACCTGATGCAAGCATCGCTTGATACTGTTGAGCGTTTGGAGTAAATGGTGTTTGTGCTTGTGCAGTTGTAGCAGTTGTAGGTTCAGCAATAGTAGGAGCAGTACCTAATTGAGCACCCGCAGGTGAAACGGCTTGTTGTGTACCAAACTCAATGCCTTGCGCTAATTGTTGTCCACCCATAGGCAAACCGGGCTGAAACATACGTTGCCCAGAAACATCGGCAATTGTAGGCATTACATTCTGCATCATGATGTTGCCTTCAGGATCAAGTACAGGATTACCTTCTGTATCTAATACTTGTTCTTGTACAGGCTGACCTGACGCATCTAGCTGTGGACCATATGGTATTTGTTGAGGGACAGCCTGACCCACTGTCGGTGCACCTACACCTTCAGATGTCTGTGTAATACCCCCTTCCTGCATTTTAACTACAGCACCGCCGCGAGCCATGTTAAGCATTTTAGCTTTATTTTCTAGACCAGTGTACGCACGTTGAGCACCCGGATTACTAGCCAAGAACTCATTAAATTTATACATCGGTCCTTGATAGCCAAGCTTCTCAGCGATGCGATTCATCTGACCTTCGTTAAACATTTTAAATTAGCTCCATAGCCTTGGCGCGTGTTTCATCAATTCTGCGTTCCCATCCTTTACCGAATGTTTCATAGATAGATAAACCACGAATAAATTCTTGGCGAATACGAGTGACCTCATTCACTACGTACTCTTCTCCTTCGTTTTTAACTGTAGTCCATACTGAGGCAAGTGTGTGGGGGCCGATGATG